ATATTCATGTAACCATTCCTCATAAAAACTATCCTTGCACCAAAAGTCTAGTTTTTTATTATTCTTTAATAGCCAAGACGTAAAGCTGTTACTGTTAACACAGCGAACAGCAACCAGGTATCTGCCGAAACGAACAAAAGCATTGTAGTACGGACTTGCCACAAAGTCAGTGTAGCTTTTAAGCCGTGCGCTACCTTGTGTGGTTTCATAAAATTGAAGGTATGCTCTAAGTCCAAATTGCACTCCTGTTTCTGATTCTTGCTGCCAGCGTCTTTTTTGTTCGCAAAGATGTGCAGTAAGAGTAGACTCTTTGCGAAATGTCTTGCTACAGTATTTACAAACGAATTCGGTCACTTTGTTTTAATATCTTGATCTTCCCAACCATGTGCTTTGGCCAGTTGTTTTATAGACTTGGCGTCGTTCAGTTGAGCCAGTAGTTCTAGTTCGTCTGCTTTAAGATTGGGATATAGCTGTTTTAAAATCTTTGTGTTAGCATTGTTAGATTCGGCTTTTTTAGGAGCGATCCAATAATGTTTTTGTGTGCCCATGCCAGGACTAACTGTGGTACACAATAACCATTGTAATTCTTTGTGCTTGGTAGTAGATACTTCAAAAAAGTTTACGTTTACACGTTCATTAGTTGAGCGTAAATACCACTCCTGTAAATCTGCGGATCCTTCTACGCTGGCAGCATAACGCATGATAATATAAGGACTAAACTTTTTACGTTCTTCTTCAGTCAGCTCGTTGTAGAACGGTCTGTGCTTACTATCAAGCACACGCATTTCATTGTTAATTGTAAGTTTATCGCTCATACCGGATGATGTAAAATTGATTGATCTTGTTTTTGTAATTCGTATAAAACTATAACACGTTCAAGTGCGTCTTGTAAAGCAGGATTGGTTTCAGCTGCTCTATGTATTTCTCCCCATAATCTAGCATGGTGTAGATCTTTAAGTAGCTTATCCGTATCATAGTCCCTGCCTATTTCAAATCTTTTATTAGGCGGGTCACCAATCTTACGAGCGTAGGTAATGCCATCGGCTTTTTCATAAATGTAAGAAGTGTTTGGTTCTAGTTGACTCATCTAAAGAAAAATTGAATACTATATCTTAAATTCATAAAATCTATGAATTGTCCTTGCACTTGACCAACAGCATGTTGGTATTTGGCCGGAAAAATTACTAAACGATTATTTACACATTCAATAGTTGTATAAGAACCTGGAGTATTTTGATCCAAGGTACTATCAGAAAGTAAAAAGTCTCCGCCGGTAAACCCCTTGGGTTCCTTGTAGGCAAAATAATTCCATGTGCAATGTCCACCTAAGTCAGTATGCCAGTTGTAATAATCTCCTGTCACGTACTGACTGAGTAATATTTCGTGTTGCTTGTTTGTATGATCTAGTTCTTCGATATCTGTTTGTATATCATACATATGATTTCTAAAAAGATTTACTATATCACATTCAAACGGATCAAGCCATATATTACCATTACGTTTGTAGTCTAAATTAAACTCTTGTTCACCTGCAGGGTTGGTTACTGTACCATAGGAAAAAGCAGACAATTGCTGTTCTATATATTCAAGCACCTGTAGATTTTCTTTAGTGCTTAAAAAATTGTCCACAATAATGTGCGGAACAGGATCATATAGTTCTCTAATTACCATGCTTTATTATAATTAACCACTTCGCTTTGTCTACTAATCTCTTTAACAAAATATGCACACTGAGGATGGTCACTGTTATCCAACGGCACCGCTAGCATTTGTCCTGGTTTAAGTTTAGGAAAGTACCATTTAACATCCTGATAGATATCTACTATTTCAACTGGCATGAACTCGGGCCTAAAGCTGCTTAACGGATTAAATGTAAACACACTAAATCCACGATCATTAATACTGGTCAATGGAACAACTTCAAGGTCGCCTAGATCCGGTTCCCCAATTAGTAGTTGCCAATCAACTGGCATCTTGATTGTATTCTCGCCTATTTTTAATACCAGTGCAGGGCTATTAAAACTTTCTAAAAAGATTAATGGTATGTAATAATAGTCTGGCTCCTTGGGATCAGAGTTATCAAAAACACAAAATCTCAAGTCTCCAATTTCGTCTGGAATCTCGTCCATTTCAAATGCTGTATTGTCTAGTGTAAGTATTCTCATTGTTGTAATAGTAAAATTGCTGCTTTTTCTTGTGTGACCAAATCAGTGTGAAACGTATATGGCTCGTTGGGATGTTCTCGTGCATGTTGATAAACAACAAAATCTTTGTCTAATACTGTATACTGTATATAATTCTTTTGTAATTGTACTAAAAAATATTCTAAATTCCAACGATCTGTTGTGCTTTTTAGCACAGGATCGAACATTTCAGTGTAGTATTGTTTTACTGCTAATCTTTGTGCCGATGAGAGTGGATACTTGTCTTTGATGTCTGCTTCTTCGCCAACAAATGTTGGTATGGTATCGCTCACATATTGTCCATTTCTAAAGTGAACTAAACTGATTGTGTCTAGATGTTCACTTGTGAGTTTTAATTCTGTTCTTGCAGAGTCAGTGGTGCCAATGATAACTCTGTCTGCTTTTACTCGTATTGCGTGTTCAATTTGAAAACATATATCTGTATTACTGCACCCCGGGCGAGCCAAACTTATAGCCCCCATTATTTCACTGAAATGTCGACCGGGTGCCCGAGGATCTGGAGCCATGAAGCTGTCACCACAGACCGCAATCATTGCCACTCGGCCTTTTCTACAGTGAAGGGATAGTTGGCTTCTTTATAGAAAGCTTTTCGTTTGGTTAGATGTCGTTTTGCGAACTTGCAGGAACTTGTTATGTCCCAGATTTGCACAAAGTCTTTATCCTCTGCACGGCGTATTCCCCGCCCAATGCTTTGTATAACTCGTACAAAAGATTTGCCAGGCTCAAGTAAAACAAGATTAAAAATGCGGGGAATATTGATACCAACAGCAGCAACGCCGTAAGTGGCGATGATGATTTTGTTTGATGCTTCCGCCACTTCGTCATAGTGTTCTTTGCGCTCCCCGGCTTTGGTTGCTCCAGAAACAAATACACTACCAGGGAGTCGTTCAGCCAGTGCCCGACCTGCGCTAATTCTATCTACTAGAATAAGTGTATTGCCCGAATCAACAATTGTACTTATCAACTGTGCAATATAGTCCAGTCTTTCTGCTGTCTCTATTAGATATTTTAATTCGCTTTGATAGTTAGTGTACTCTTTGTGATCCGCTAACTGCACTACATTCACATGACATTGTGCTAGATGCCCGGCTTCTTGCAGTTCGCTAGCACTCAATTGCCCCACAACTGGCCCAAGCATACAGTTAATACTTTGTCTCGCGTAATCTTCTTTGGGGATTGTTCCAGTTAGTCCCCAGCGGATGGGCACTTGTGCAAATGGTCCACTGAGTAATGTTTTTAGTGCATCGGCTTTTGCTTGATGGGTTTCGTCTACAATAACTGCAACAACACCTTCCAAGAATTCACCTATGGTAATATCAGCTTCGGCGTTCTTGGTGTTCTTTAACAAGTTATTTAGGCTCTGCCAGGTGCATATAGTATGGGTTCTATTGTATTCCTTACGATCGCCAAAATACACACCCGCATCCAATTGCATGTTAACAAAGTCTTCTTCGGTCTGTGTAACTAGACTTTTGTTAGGCACAATAACAATGCTGCGACCATATGGGCTAACTGCATCAGCCAATGCAGCAGTAATAACAGTCTTGCCTGCACCTGTTGCCACTTCCTGTACACACTGTGGGTTGGCAAAGAACCTATTGATGATCTCGGGCTGATAGTCTCTAAGTTCCATGGGTTCGCCGGCCTTGGGGTGACCCTTGGGCCATGCAATATGACTGTAACTATGCTCCGTGACTTCTTTGAATTCAAATGTGGTACGATACTCTCTGGCATCTTCTACTTCAATGTCGTATCCTTGCTGATCAAGGTACGGCAGTATTTCGGGAAGTAAATTGATATACGTGGTGCCACCTAGATTGAAGAATGGTACCTTGCCATCCCAGCGACCAAGACGAACGCTAGGTTGGTACCTGGCACCAGGAATCTCGTATTTGTATCGTTTAACTAGGGCGGTTCGAGTGTTTAACTCTAAGCCTTCAATCTTTACGTTAACTTCGTCTCGAATTATTAGTTTAGCTTGCATTAATGTCTATTAATAGTTTTAACATTATACACTTCGGCAGCAAAGTATACAACTTTTTTGGCTCTTTGTAATAGCATGGTTTTTTCTCCACCATGCATCATTCCTACGCTGCTAATCAAAAGCGGAATATCATTATTCCAATGTGCGTTATACTTATTAAAAAATACAACCTTGGTAGTATCGGTAATGTCAAGATTTTTTGTATTAGTTAATTTAACGACTTCTTTATCGGAAAAATATTTTTGTACAAAGTTATTATATAACTTGTCACTCATATCAGGTTCGTACACATAGATAGGATATCTATTGGTAATGTCACAGTACTTAACTATGTCATCAAACAACTGTGTATCAAGACTAGTTGGGGCGAATTTTATTTCCGATGTACTTAATAGATTAAAGATTCTTCCGGAGTATTGCGTGGTTACATATTTTTCGATTGTAGAATCTACACCGTAATATAGTATAGG